AATGGAATCAATCATTATCTTCTTAATCCTTGTGACTCTTAATGAAGTTATCAAGAATATAAAGAAATAAACCGCCCAGTCTTCCAAACATAGCGGTTTATTAATAACCAATATGAGGGAGCGACCGTCTATCGGTATGCCCCTTTTTTATTATTATACATCAATTATGGAAATATGTCAACTGTTTATCTTAAAATTTCAGTTTTTATATCCCATTAGCAACTTTGAACCTACAATTAATGTGGTAGGATCACCTTTTTTTGAAAAGCATTTAGGGTTGTTGTCAATCACCCATTGGACAGATTTCCCTAATGACTTATAATTATTGTTAACAAGTCCCCATACTGTATTTCCTTTTTTTACAGTATGATATACGGCTTTATTATCTCCGCTCGTTACTTGTTTTGTGCTTTTTGAAGTAGTAGCTTTTGTTGTAGTACTGCTTTTGGTCTGCACATTTGCTTTATCAACCCAACCATAAACTTTTCCCCCATCACTTGAAATTAAATGATAGGGGTGCTTATTAGTATTGATAATCGTTACTTTACATGTACTTTTTCCCCTGTTTGCCGCAGGCTGAGAAGCAGTTGATGATACATACACGTTTCCGCCTGTAAAAATGACAACATCACCTGTTTTTATAGATGTCGATTTAGGCGTTGTCGATGTCTTATTAGTATTGTTGTTTGATTTTGTTGAGGTTGATTTATATGACGGTTGGGCAATCCTTACAACTCTAAGAGTCATATCAAAATCGCAGCCACCTGCTATAGTGTTCGGGTGGCTGTGGTTAAATGATTGAATTTGCATATTTACAACACTATTTCGTCCAATGTATTTGACTAACGAGCCGTTTTGCATAAGATTTTCAAGACCTACTACTATTGCATTGGCAGGTATACTCCCTACTTTCACTATTTTACCCGTCAGGGAAATTTCTTTAGGCGTTTTTCGTATGGTATCGGTTATGTCCAATCCCTTTTCTACGGGGTGTGTAGTGCTCTCAATGCCAGATGTTACATTCTCCTCAATCACGTGAACATAATAGTTATTTATTAGTGCCATTATTATACCTCCCTTACTGTAGCGTTTTTACTTTCATAGCTTGAAAAAGTTTCCTCCAACGCTTCTGAAATCCATTTTTTCACCTTTCTTGCCATTGTTCTATCATCATTTGTTCCGGATATAGTCAAATTAAATGTCGGAGAATATGTGTGATTTTCAGATGTCGTGCTTCGGCTGTAGTTTGCAGGACTTGCAGAAGGAGCGTATCTGTTATTATCATCGGGAATTGCAGTCTGCCCCATTTTATCGGCTGTCTGTTGAATCTCAGGCAATGTACTCTTCATACCGTTAATCTGCCCCAGTCCGGTATATACACCTGTCTTATACAGCTCTCTGGAAGGCGAATGTATATCAAGTGCATTATTCATGGTATTCTTTACAGTCTGGGCGATGGACTGTGCTGTGGATATAAGTCCACCACGTCTGCTTTCCATACCGTTAATCAGACCATTCATTACATTTACACCTGTAGAATACAAATCTAGCCCATCAATACTCGACTTCATTTGAGACATTGTTGAAACAATGCTGACTGACATAGATTGTACTATTATAACAGCCTGTACGCTCATGGTTTTCAAATTAACAATTACAGTAGTTGACATTAACTTTGATATCAA